GATCTTCTGGTACATCTATTTTATACGTAAGACAAAATGCTTCCCTTTCATCTGGCGGTTTAGCACAATTAACGTATAGAATTGGTGATAGTCAGGACGTTTCTAACGGTGTTGCTATAACTGATAGTTTTAGGGTATACACCAAACAATTTAATTCTATCGGTGATTTTGTTACTAGTACTTGGACTGGAGTTGGATTCTCTAACTACACTGAGTATACTTTGCCCGCTTTTGCTGCTGCTGAATTTTATTTGACCCTTGTCGGTGCTGGTGGCGGCGATGGTGGTGGTGATGTACCTAATAGTACAGGCGGTCCTGGCGGTGCTGGTAATGTTTTTAGAGCACTAGTTCAAATTCCCCTATCTGCTTGGCCACTTAATGCTGGCGGAGAACCAGATTATAAACTAAGAGTTTATCCTGGTGACGCTGGTGAAGATGGATCCAGTTTTGTATCAGGAACTGGCGGCGGCGCTGGTGGATTTGGTTATGCTTATGGTGGCGCTGGTGGTAATGCTGGTCCTGGAGATTCTTCTGGTGCTGGCGGTGGCGGTGGCGGTGCTTCTGCCATCACATTTACAAATAATGTTCTAATTGCCATGGCTGGCGGCGGTGGTGGTGGAGCAGGTGCTGGTAACGATACAACCATTCCTGCTGCTAATGCTTATGGAAACCACTCTACAAACGGTACAGTACAAACAACCACAATCAACTTAAATCTTCCTGGTGATGATGGTCCTAGTCCCACCAGTCAAGGTGGTGGCGCAGGTGGCGGTGGTGGTGGATATGATGGATCTGCTGGCACTCTTGTATCATCAAAAACTGATTCTGGTGGTACATTACAAACTAATGATCTTGATGCCACTGGTGGTAATGGTGGTGGAGCATATTATAATACTTTATACGCTACTCCATTATCTGCTGCTCAAGTAAGTGGTCAAGGAGCTCCTCCTGGAGCTGAAGGTGGTGTTTTTATTGAATATAGTCAACAAGATGTGACTCCAGATCCATTTAGTATTTCTACATATGATGGTGCCACTGTTCAGGAAACGGTTCTTTCTGACATCATTCAAATTACTGGTATTACTGGCACAGTTCCTGTTAATCTTAGTTCACCTGGATTTACTTCCTCCGTGAGAGTTTGCTCTGGTTCTATAGCAAGTACTTGTGGCGCTTGGCAAAATAGTGTACAAGTTGGAAATAATGAATATATTCAAATTAGAGCAGTAACAGGTAATTTATATAATACGACATATTCTGTTGGTGTATCTGTTGGTACAGTTACAAACTACTGGGATATTAATACTGGTCCCCCACCAGATTCTGAACCAAACTCATTCTCTTTTACCGATGTCGATGACGTTACTATTAGTACTGTCACAACTAGTGAAGAAGTAACAATTTCTGGCATTACAGTTCCAGTTAATGTTACTGCTACTAATGGTGCTGAAATTCGTGTTAATGGTGGCACTTGGGTTAATGGTGCTACTGGAACTACCATTGAAAATGGCGATACATTAGAAGTAAGAATTACTTCGTCTTCATCATATAATGCCAATGTAAGCACACAGGTAACCGTTGGTAGTGGCGATGCTGTTGAGTGGAATGTTCAAACTGCTGAAGAATTAGATTCAGAACCCGATTCTTTCTCTTGGATTTATAAAGTTGGTGCTGAGTTACTAACTGAATATGAAAGCAATACAGTTCTAATTCAAGGATTGGGAACAACAGCAGATTTTATTGTTGAAAGTGGTTCTGGAGATGCTGATTCGTCTGGTCTTCTTCCAAGAATTAAGAAAAACGGTACTCTATTAGCAGCAAATGTGACACAAACGACGGTGGATAATTTTGATACAATATCCCTTGTCTACACAACTACTGATGTTATCGGTCAAAGCAGAGTATTCAATACTAAAACAGGTATTGCTTCTGCTACCACTGGGTATTTTGAAACTTTATGGAGTGTAGTTACTGCTGGACAGTTTGGAACAACACCAAACAGTTTTAGTTTTTCTTCGGCACTTGCTAGTGGTACTGAAGTATATACTGAAGCACAAGATGGTGGGAGTGCTCAAGTAGTTACTATCAGCGGTTTATCTACTGGAATTTCTGTTGGACTTTATGGTACAAATGGAGTACAGTTTAATATCAACAGTGCTGGATATAATACGTATACAGTTTCAAGTCCTGCCAGTGTAAGCAATGGAGATACATTTACAGTAAGATTACTATCTTCTGGTATTCCTGGATTTAGTAGAACGGCGTTTATATTTGCTGGATCATATAGCACTGGATTCACCGTCCAAACACCAGCTGGCACCCAAGATCCGATTAACAGTCAATGGTATAGTTCTATTACACCATGTAAGTATATTGGCAACACATTTAGTGGCACGCAAATTAGAATTAACACTAAGTTCGATGGTTTACCAGTTGGATCTATGATGCCTGTATTCCAAGATGCTACTGAGGATGATTTCTGGGGCAGCCTCACAGGAACTGCTGCTTCTAGATTCCCAAGTTGGGTATATTGTGATGGTGGATATTATTCTCCCGAAGATTACCCACTATTATTCGAAGTTCTTGGATATGACTATGGTGCTAAAGCAGTTGGATCTGTTAATTACTTTAGAGTTCCTGATCTGAGAAATAGATTTGTAAAAGGAACTGGTGTTATTGATGGAAACTCTGCTTCTTCTCCTGGATTAACTCCATCTTATAACAGAACTAAGCAAAGTGGCGCTCCTGGAAATGATCAACCTGGGTCATTTGGTGGTATGTGGTATGTTGAAAACATTGGTGCTACAAATGATGATGAACTTGAACAAGTTGTAACTCCTGCTACAGGACAACCAGCACAGGATTCTGAATATTTTGGTATTGCTCAGGTTTCTACTGCTGGATATTCTGATGTCACTGGATTAATTGAATTTGAAACTAAAGGAAAAGTGACATGTCCAGTTTCTTTGGATCCAGAACCAATCTATGATATTCCACTACATTTCCATGATTTAGTTTCTGGTGTTCCTGATCCTGGTAGATTTAAGGGAAGAGTAAACTGGGGCGGAACTGGTGGATATGGGGCAAAAGTTACTTCCCCCGCAGCGGGCGGCGCTGGAGGAACAAGTTTAATTGGCACAGTTGCTACAGCAGATGACTTTACATCTACAGGAACTGTTACATTTAACCTGTGGGGATATGCCGTTGATGATTATTTCTTAGATTCTGATGATGTTCCAGAGACTACATCATGTAACACTTCTCCAGACTGGTGGGACGGAACAAAACAAATTTTCCCTAATGACATTAGTGACGGTTTTGAGGGTGTTAGTAGTGCTGGATCTGCTGGAAATGTCAAGATTCTTCAAAGTGACATTAAATCTGGCAGCGCAAACTATAATGAAATCAATCAATATATTAGTCTTAGTACACAACCGTTCCCAGGAACATCAAGTGCTTTTGGATCTGACGAAACTTTAAAATTTATTGGCACTGTTGATATTCCTGAGAAAGAAGTGACAATTTCTGGATTTAAACCATTAAATAAACTGAAACATACTCACTATGTTTCCTTGATTTCTGTTACAGATGCCGCTGTTTATGGATATGGTAATAATGAGACTGGTGGTACTGCCACATCGGCATTGAATAGTTTTTCTGGTGGAGTTAACTCTTCAGTCGATGTTGTATTTACTGCTGATAACATCGGCATTCAAGTTCTCCCTGGTACTTTTACGTTACTACAAACCAAACAGTTAATTCCAGTTCCAGAATTTGATCCTCAAGATAACGTTCCTCTGGTCACTCCATATGTTTGGACAAAGTGGTTAATCAAGGCATACTAAATAGTAAAAAGAATTCTGATAGAAATGGCGTTCAATCCAGACGATTTTCAATTTGAGAGAATCTTACCACCAGAAGAGAGAAAACCCATTCTGGAGTGGGATGCTTTACATCGTATAATGGTTGTTAGAGTTAAAGTTAATGGTGAGTGGACTTATCACGCTACTTTACTGAACAAGCAAGTGAATGACAATTTACATGAGTACTTGCCTGACGAGTGGTCTAACGCCAATGATAGAATTGTAAGTTTTTCTATTTTTGAAGATGGCGACCACATTTTTGAAAAAGAAAAATTGAAGTTTGATTTTACTAATAAAACCTCGAAGTGGATGAGGTATCAAAAAAATGATCTAACAGAGGGACAAGTTAGAGAATTGTTTGATATTTTAAAGGCTGCTCTTGCTGTACAGCAAACTGACGAGACAGTATTGAAGTCCAAAGCTCTTGTTGATCTTGCCACTACCGAAGAATATATTTCTAGGTCTCAAGAAGAAAACGAAGAAAAATTAACTAAATTGCTTCGTGCTTCTGATTGGACTCAATTAGCAGATGCTGCCGACACATTCCCCGACGAAATTGAATTGTGGGGTATGTATAGAACATTTCTTAGAAACAATGTTAAGACCCCATCTGATTTTGACGATCTTCTAGATTATCTAATTTGGGAAGAAGAATATAGTTGGCCGATTGATCCTTTCACATATCACACTAGAGATCCAGAGCATACGGTTGAATACTTGTCAGTTCCTGCTCACTTTACTTACATGGCAGAAACTAGTGGAGAGTATGCTTTGAAAACTCTTGTTGGTAGTGTCAGTAAAGCAGCGATTATTGCTAAGAAAAACCAAGATGAAGGTGGAATTCCAATCCACAAACAAATTTGGGATAAAGTTAATCAATATAAACTTAATGAAGGATTAACTGGTGCTGTTATCGAAAACTTGAATATAACGGAGGAGTGACATGTTTGTATCTTGTAAAAACTTTATGCAGTGGATTCAGCATTACAGCGAAGCACTACAAACTACTGTTGTGCTGTTAAGAACTGTTGGTCCTGATAGTGTAGATGATGCTACCAAGGCAACTGCTATCTACTCTGCTTATTATATGAATATGCAGTCTGAAAACCCTGCTATCTTTGATAAACTATTGTACAACGAGTTTACATTTGTAGAGTTTACTAGTGAAGAATCAGCGTGGGCATTCTGTAGAGATAACTTCCCAGGAGTTAAACCAGACGATACTGATTATTTCATTCAATACGTTATTTTTAGTAATGGAATGTATGTCAGGGGAAATGATGGTATGAATGGTCTGAGAGAACCAGAACCACAACCACTTTAAGAACTGATCTAGACCGCCCACCAGAGGCGGTCTTCTGCTATAATTACAGGGTAGTCAGCAAGGTACTTGATGCTCACCCTTCGCCCTCACCAGCAGCGTGCTCTCGCTGCTCTTGAGAACAACACTCACGGTCAGGTTATCGTTCCTACGGGCGGCGGCAAGACTCTTGTGATGATTAAGGATACTGAGCGCCGTCTGCTCGCTGCTGAGACCCCCCAGACCATCGTTGTGGTTGCCCCACGTATTCTGCTGGCAAACCAACTGTGTGATGAGTTCTGGACTGCTCTCAACGGCACTGTCAATGCTGAGGTCTTCCACGTTCACAGTGGCGAGACTTCCTTTGCTAGCAGCACCAAAGTTCAGCAAATCCAATGTCATCACGCTGTCTGTAAAGCTGCTGGTGTTCATGAAATTATCTTCACCACCTACAATTCTCTTCGTCGTATCGTAGAGGCAGAGATCAACATCGATGTCATCTATTATGACGAGGCACACAATGCTGTTCAACGTCACTTCTTTGAGTCTGTGCTCAACGTTGACGCTACCAACTATTATTTCTTTACTGCTACTCCTAAGCACACCCGTTCTACTGGTCGTGGCATGAACAACCGTGTTGTTTATGGTCCTGTGCTTGAGTCTGTCCCTGCTCCCGAACTTGTCAGCAACGGCAACATCTTGTCTCCCGAAGTGATCTCTTACGAGGTTGACTTCGAACGTGTCAAGGGTAAGTTCTCCTACGAATCTGACAAGGATACGCTCACCAATCTCATCAATGATATTGATGCTAATGGTAACAAGATCCTGGTTGCTGCTCCTAGCAGCAAAGTCATGTTCAACCTGCTGTCTAAGACTGGCATCCTTCAGTTCTTCCATGACAAAGGTTATGATGTGCTTCACATCACCAGCAAGTATGGTGCTTATGTGAACAAGACCAAGGTCAACCGTGAGCAGTTCTTTGACACCTTCAATGCTTGGGGCAAAGATCCTAACCGTAAGTTCGTGATCTTCCACTACAGCATCCTGTCTGAAGGCATCAACGTCCACGGTCTAACACACTGTGTGTTCCTTCGTCAACTGGATGTTATCCAAATGGCACAGACTGTCGGTCGTGTTATCCGTCTTAACAAAGACGACGCTGCTGACATTGCTTGTGGTAAGATTACCCCAGGCAAGTTCGAGATGTACCGTAAGTCCACTGGCAAGGTTATTGTCCCTGTCTTCAAGAACTACGGTGCTCCTACCATCAAACGTCTTCAAAACCTTGTCGATACTATCTTCGTCAAGGGTCTCCCCGCTGTTTCTGTCACTGTCTGATCATGGAATCCACTCGTATCACTGGTCACCAAATTCTCACCTGGGAACAGGTACAGGGTCTCCTGGCAAATGAGGAGACTCTGTTGGGGGGTGGTGCTGCTATTCGTGAGAAAGCATACACTGTAGACACTACCTGGGCAGCAGCAGAGGAGTATTACTACGCTCACAGCACTGCTGACCGTGCCCTGATTCGTAAGACGGGACAGCAGAATCAGATCGGTTGGTGGGATCCTGCTACCCAGACCCACACAGACAATCCTACCCATGCTCGTGGCATCTTGGTCTGTCAAATGTACCTGAACCAGGATCGTAAGTGTGCTTACACTGGCACTGGTCCCTACAGCATTCTTGACTACCAAGTAGAGCACATTGAGCCCAATGGTGGTGATCATCCTGACAACATGCTGCTGGTAGTTTACAACGTCAATGAAAACCGTAAGCAGTCCACCATGGAGGGGTTCATTGCCCGCTGGCGCAAACGTGCTTCCAAGGGAATGGAAGAATATAACAAATGGTACGATGATACCATGAAAGCATCTGCTAAGGGGCAGAAAGAGAAGGTTAAGATTCTCAGTATGGACGAAGAAGAACTGAGGACCTTTGCTCCTATCTGTGCCAAGAAGTACCACAAATATATGTGGAGAAACATTGGTATGTCATCCCTCCAACCCTTCCGTTTGACTAAGAAGGGCGTGGCACGTGCTGGTGGCAGTCAGGGCAACTATAAAGAGGTTCTTAACACTGTCCTACAAGAGTATTTGTATGGAGACAAGAATCTGGCAGCACAGATCTTCCACACTGTTCGCTCTGGTGCTGACCGCTATGTTCGTGGATTCATCAACAACAAGGATTATGTTGAGATGATGTGTGCTGCCATTGAGTTGTCAAATCACGTGGCAGTAGAGTATAATAAGGAAAAGTTCACCGCCAAAGTCCTCCGTAACACCTATTCATGGCCCCATCTAAAGTGACTAACTCTTCCCTCTATCGTTATGCTGGAGGGAAGAACCGTATGAAGAAAGATCTCATTGAGATCATTCGTGATGTCAACCCTGGCATCGAATATATTGTGTCGCCCTTCTGGGGTGGTGGTAGCACTGAAATGCTGATGGCATCACAGGGCATCAAGGTCCAAGGTTATGACGTGTTTCGCCCTCTGGCAGACTTCTGGGAGATCCTGATGGAGTATGGCGGTCTCTGCCTAGCAGACGCTGCTGAGCAGCACTATCCCTTAATTGATAGCGATCACTACAAATCCTTCCTCCCAGGGTTGGATAGTGACGATAAGTTTATCCGAGCACTGTCATTTTACATTGCAATCAAGGGTTCGTACTCAGGTAAGATCGGATGTTCTACCGTTCGTAGTAGAGCAGAGTTCAGACTTGTTGGAATTGATAAACTTAGGAATTTTCATGCTCCGAACGTGTCGTTTGCCTATGGCAGTTGCTTCGACACGATCCCGAAGCACCAAAATGACTTTATGTACCTGGACCCACCATATTATGAGACTGTGAGTCACTACTATGGCAAAGATGGTGCTCTCCACAAATCATTTGACCACGAGAAGTTCTGTGATACCTTGAAGCAACATAAAGGTGGGTTTGTGATGTCTTATGACAACAGTGACTCTGTTCGTGCTCTCTATGAAGGGTGGACTGAGTTCAGGTATCTCACATTCCCATACCAGATGTCTGGCACCAAGCGTTACGAGAAGACAGAACTTGTAATTGTTAAATACCCTGAGAAGGTGAAACCTAAAGTTGGTGCTCTGGAGGCATTTATGTCATGAATGTAATTAAGCATACAAAGTATATCTGGGAACTGGAAAATTTTATTCCAGAAGATGAGATTGATTATTTTCTAGGAGCATTTGAATTTCACAATCCAGTTCTTGACGAGAGTTTTAGAAATGATGTACGAAGAAATGATACTTATAACATTGGTGCATACCCAGAGATAGACGAAATAGCATGGCGTTGGATTAACTCTGCTAGATCATATTATACAAATAATAATGATTGGATGTATTATGGTTGGCCCAATGGTATGATTGACACATATGAATGGTCTGGAAAGAACGTAGTTCGGATCTACAATAAAAACGATACATATAATTGGCACACAGATCATTCGCCAGAAAATGTAGCTGAGATATCACTTATAGCGTATCTTAATGATGATTTTACTGGAGGCAGAACATTGTTTTTGAATGATAAACTAGCAGTAGAACCAAAAAAGGGGACAGTGCTATGTTTTCCTGTTGATCATTTCCATGTACACAAGGGAACTAAATTGATGTCTGGAACTAAAAAAATTATTTGGAATTGTTTGTATCGTCAGAAAATATCAAATGCTTCTGACGGCAGACCATGGACAGTTGCTCCTAGATCTAAGAGGTGTATATGGTGAGTACATATTATCTTTCGTTGTTGACAGTATTTGCTATCATCGTAGTGATGATTGCTGTTGATCCTAATGTCGGTGTGTACATAGATTTACAGTTACGTAATTTGATAGTACAGATTAAGCGTCTTTATTACCTATTGACTATTGGTGCTCAAGTCAAATATACTAATTGGAAACTCGGTAGGGAAATAAAAAAGATTACCAAGGATTATAATTTACCAGATGAATGACCTATTTGATTATGTGCTAGTCGGCAATCTTTTCACACATGAGGAATGTCAACAGTATATCAAACAACTTGGTATCAGGCGTTGGAACTCTCACAAGTGGTATGACAATGCCGAGTCTAAAGTCTCTAATCACAAAGACTTTAGTGTGACATATGATATTACATTACAGAATGAAATGTTTAAACGTGTCGTTAAACTCAATGAGGAATACGTTACTAAGCATCGAGAAGCATTCACCACACAATATTCTGGTATAAGATTCAATCGATATCAGATTGGTGAAAGTATTGTGAATCATACAGATCATATCAATGCTTTGTTTGATGGCACAAAGAAAGGTATTCCTGTTTTGAGTTATGTTGGTGTCCTAAACGATGACTACGATGGAGGAGAGTTTATGCTATGTGGAGAACAAATTCCACTGAAAACTGGCGATTGTGTTGTATTTCCATCAATATTCTTGTATCCACATGAGGTTAAACCAATTGTAAATGGTACGAGATACTCTTGGGTGACCTGGAGTTGGTAATATGTGGAGACTATGGGCAAAAGCATTAGGACAAAAGGAAGGACGTGATGAACGAGAAGCAGATTACATTGCTTGTATACGGACTATTATACTTCTCTCTTATCTTATCACTAACTGTTTCATTGTTGCGGGCGTGATCCGACACTGGAATGATGTTGACAACAACAGTAAAATGACCTACAATTCAACCAAACCTGGAGTTTAACTATGACTGGACATGAAGGAGTGATCGAAGGACGCCCTAACATTACTGTAGATTGGAAAGCAGAATATGCCAAGCAACGTAAGAGTCGCCTGGCAGATAGTATCCATGAGTATCTGGAAGATGATGATGTTAGTGTCCTTGAGTTCTACAATGACTTGAAGGATGAGATTCAAGAGATTATTACATATCATAACGATAAAAAAGAAAAGGCAGTTGGTGCTTTAGAATTGATTTTGGGACACCGCCACGTCTCCTTTGATCCAGAACTTGCTGCTAAATGGCAAGTAGACAAACTACCAGAAAGATACTGACATGCTCAACCTTGATTTTCTTTCAGATGCTGAGAAAGAAGCACTAGCAGAAGACTGTGAAGATTATTTAATCCACCGTCACATTCCACTTCGCTCACATTCTTACGATAATATCATTCGCCATGCTATCAGTGAAGGGTATCAACTCAATCGGTTTGACCGACCAGTCCGATAAGTGGCACACGGGTGCCCTCACGGCACTCCAGACACCCTATACTACTAAGGTAATCAACGGAACACCCGATGCAACTCCAAACCTCTGCCACTCAGATCGATTTCTTCCCTGTTGGCACTGGCAAACGTTACGTTAAGCGAGTGATCTGGCATCCCACTGAAGAGATCTCTCAGCAGATGACTTCCTTCAGCACCCGTACCAAATCTGACATGGTGTATGATGTGAACAACTACATTGCTAACGGTGCTACTGTGTCTGACTTCAACCTCGAAGCATACACTGGCAAAGATTATTCCCCTGTTTATTGCTAATTAATGTTAGAATTCCCACACATTCCACCTAAAGGTTTCTCCTATGAATTTGAGACTTTCAAGCGTGGTGTTATTCGTATTTGGTGTGTTAATCATTACCAATTTAGCTACACAACCAAGCAGGTCAAGTCTGTATGGGGATTCTACAAACCGAGCAAAAGAGCATATCATGCTCCTATCAACTCCATGAAAGTTGGTGATGTGGTTGACATTAACAAGACTACACCCTATAGTGCTATGCCTATTCTCAAACCAATGAGACCATCTATTCTGGATTTCATATGAACCACATTGAACTTACTCTAACACAAAATGAACTTAAGTTTCTTGTTGATCTTATCTGGGGAGCACCAATAAGCATTGTCAAAGAGACTGCTAAGAGACATAATCTAGATGATTCTGAAGTAGAAGGTCATTTAGTCAAGTGTTTGGGTTACAGTGTGTTACAAAATGAATAAAATGTAAACCACCATAAGTAATATCAACTGTAGTTCCAACATACTAATGACTGATTCAGAAAAAGCAATGGTTGATGAGATGAAATCTCTCATCAAGGATCAAAATGAAAAAATAGTCAATCTAGATTTATACATCAAAGAATTACAACGAGAACTGTCTGACATTCAAAACCGAGAGTATGATTGCTGAAATGTTTCCAGTCGGCACAGAAGTAACTTACAAAGAGCATCACGGTTGGGTCAAATTTTGTGACCCAGAGTCAGGTACATGTAGTGTCTGTATTAGAGTGTTTGAGCGTGATCCAGCACGTAATGTCTGTATTATTGTCTACAAACGAGATTTAGAACACATCATCCCTGTAATTGGCAACCACAACCGATCAGAATATGACTAAGTACGCTGTTGTATATTTGCAACCCAAAAAGAAAGGGTCTGCCAAACAACAAGCAGTCTTCTATAATTTGGAAGACGCTTCTCGCTGGGAACAACACATCAACATGACCCAGCACGTTAAAACTGAAATTATTCCAATGTTCAACTGATAGATTACAACATGTATTACGAAACTAATGATGACATCTTCAACGATTATGAACTCCGTGAGAGTATTATTCGTGAGATGAGTGAACAAGAATTGTGGGAGACGCCTGAGACCCTACCAGAGGACCTGCTAGCAGGATTCTGAGGCAACCACCTTAATAAGTGTCACAGCACCCCTGGGAGCGCCGCTCCTGGGGGTTATACTATATGAGTAGTCAAGGGAACGACCCATGATCACTGACGACACCCAAACCGCTCAACTCCGTCGTACTATCATCAACAGTGTTGATAACTATGATCTTCAACTCCTGAAGCGTATTGCTTACGAGTGCCGTTGTGAAGAGATGGGTATCCACCCTGATAGTAAGTTCCTC